ATCTCGATCTTCTGCCCGTTGAGCAGGTAGTACCCAACAAGGCTAAGGCTGATCTGGCCGCTCGCCGAGACGCTGTCGATCTTCACCTGCTCCAGCTTCAAGCGCGGCTCCCAGCGCTCCAGCGCTTCGGCGGTGGCGGCCACCAGCTCGGAGACGAGACTGTTGTTGATAGGCCGGTCGACAAGACGCGGGATGCGGCTGCCGTAGTCCCGGCGATGCACGCGGGTGCCGATTGGCGTCGTCAGGATGTCCTGGATCGACTGGCGCAGGTGGTCGAAGCCGCCGAGCGGCTCGCCAGTCGTGCGGCTCATGCCGGCCATGGCGCCTCCTATGGGTTCAAGTCGATTCTCGCGCCGACGATCTTCAAGTCGCCGTCGGCCTCGATGTCGATCTTGCCTGTGGCCTTGATCCGCACGTCGCCCTTGACGTCGAGAAAGAGCTTGTGCGCCTGGCGGTCGTATTCGACCACGGTGCCGTCGTCGAAGGTGCGGCGCTGCAGACCGGCGCGATCGCCGTTCGCGTTGCCGTTCGAGAAGAGGCCGGGGATGGCGACGCCGTTGGCGAGCTCGCCGGAGGGGGCCAGCAGCATCACGACCTCGCCGACCTCGGGCGGATCCCAGACGCGATCCTTGCCAGCGCGCGGCGTAAACCAGGGCACCCAGTCGGAGAGGATCTCGCCGTCCTGCAGCTGCACGCGGATCGCAGGGAAGCCCGCCGTCTCGCCGGTGTAGTCGGCCTCGTGCACGGTGCCGTAGCGGGCGACGTTGCTCAGCCGGCGCGCGTGATCGGTACTCTCGGGTGAGCCGACGCCGCTGGTGAGCTGATCCGACCGATTAACGCCCAGCATCGGCTGTCTTCCACAGGTAGCGAACGACGCCGGGGATCTCGGCGCCCTGGGGCGCGGCCTCGAGCTGATCCTTGATCAGCAGCTGCGAGGCGAGCATGTGGACGCCGTGGCGGATGCCATGGGAGGCGGCGTCGCCGATCGGCCGGCCGGTGACCGATTGCGCGGCCTCCTTGGCAAGCTCCAGGGCCAGGCCGAGGCGCTCGCGGTCCGGCTGCTCGATCTCCATGAAGGCCGCCAGGCTGTCGATGCTGAGCGGCAGGTCCTGCAGGTAGGCCTCGTTCACCGCCGGGGTGCTTGGGTTGTCGCTCTTGAACTTGCCGTCCTCGGTGCGGGCGCGCTTGCGGGTGGTGGCCATCAGGTGAGCTCCTCGCCGTTGGCGGTGATGGTGGCGTCTGCCACAGGGCAGGCCTCGCCGGAGTTGTCTGCTGGGCAGCCCGGCGTCACCTGGCCACCAGGATAGGCGCCGCTGCGCTCCAGGGGATCGTCGCCGTCAATGACGTAGGGGTTACTGCACTCGCGGTAGGGCGTCTGGTAGGTCACGACGTAACGCAGCGTCGTGGCGCCAGTTGTCAGCGCGCCATCAAACTCCGGGTCTTCGGTCTTGGTGTCGAGCAGCAGGGCGTCGCTCGACTCGAAGCCGGGGATCGTCCAGCTCTGCAGCGCGGCTTCTACCTGATCGGCCATCGTGTCGAGGTCTTCGTCAATGTCGTCGAAGCTCTGCGCGATGCAGACCACGCTGACGATGCAGCGGCGGCGCTCGAAGCCGTTCCAGCCCGAGATACTGCGATCCTGAATCTCTTCAGGCTCGCGCGTGTGGACAACGATCGCGGGAAGATCAGGCTCCTCGATCGGCATCAGCCGACCGCTGTAGACGCGCGCGCCGGCGGCGGTGGGATAGGTGGGCGCCCCCGGCTGCTGGCCCTGGGCCGGCGGTGGCGTGAGGTTCGCGCTCAGCTGCGCCACGACCGCGTTGCGGATCTGAGTGCGGGGATGGGTCATGTCTGGGATCGGTGCAGCATGAGCGTCCAGCCGGTGTGCCCGTCAGGCTGGGCGTCGCGCACGCGATAGGAAGAGCCGCGCACCTCTACGGTGTCGCCCTGCTTGGGTGAAAAAGGAAGGCTCCACCCATCGACCAGGACAGTCGGCTGGGTGGAGCGCACTTGCATTCCGGTCTCGGGATCGAGGCCGACGTGCGACGCCTGGAAGACGCCGCGGATGGTGTGCTCGACCTGGCCGCGGTGGTAGACCACGGGTTCCCCCATGGTCTTGACCACCGCCGTGAGAGCACGATTGGCCAGGTCGTTGAGCATCAGACGGTGCCGTTCAGGCGCACCGTAGCGGTTGCGTCGCCAGTGGCGGCGGCCACCAGGAAGCATCCGATCAGGGTGTTGCCCGAGGCGGCCCCGGTCACCTTCTTGGCGCTGTTGTCCCAGTAGGCTTTGGCGCCCTGAGCGCCGTCGGTGCCGGCGCCGGTGGCTTTCGCCAGGGTGTAGACGCCCTCGGTGGCCATGGTGCCCACAGCGCCATTGGCGATGTCGACGATTGCCACACCGAAGAGTGCGCCCACCAGCACGCCGCCGCCAGAGCTCACCGCATAGGGAGCGGTGATGTCGACGTTTTCGCCGTGTTGCACGTAGTTTTTCATGGGTCAGGTCCTCAGACGCCGGTGGACTTGTAGAAGCCCCGGTGGTTGAGCACGGTGCAACCGAAGTCGAGGCGCGCGTAGATCACGGTCCCGTCGGGATCGCGCTCATTCACGGTCTCAACCTGCGGGCCGGCTTCGCCATCCAGGTAACCGAAGGCAAGCATGTCGACTTGCTCGGGGCTGGCGGTCAAGTAGTAGACAGCCTCGCTGGCTTCATCCAGGCGGGGCTCAGCGATGAGCTGCAGCTTCTGGGTGAAGATGTTGACGTTGCTGGTCTGCGTGGGCTGGATCGGGCTCAGGAACTGCTCAGCGGCGGTCTCCAGAGCGGTCGGCACCACCAGGTAGGTGGGGCGCAGGTTGATGCGGTTGCCAGCGATGTCGGTCTGGTTCCGCAGCTTCTTGCGCGCGTCGCTGATCGCGGTCACGCCGATCACGCCAGAACCTTGGTTCTTGTGATCGTTGTGGAACAGAGCCTTGTTGTCGTAGCTCATCGCGCCGTTGGCGGTGATGAGTTTCCACACCTCGTTCGATTCGAACAGGCTCATGCCGCGGCCAATCATCTGAGGGATGCGGCTCAGGGCGTCGAGATCATCGTTGATGATCAGCTGACGGGTGACGGCAATCTTTTTGCCGTAGGTGTAGATCCGCCAGGAGCTCTGCTGCTCCTGCACGGTGGCGGCCTTGTACTCACCGCCTTCGAGCAGGGGCTCAGGGGTGATCTGGCCGGCGATCTCCAGCTCGTAGACGGGCTTGAAGTCGGGCAGGTTGCGCTGACGGGCCAGCGGGCGGAAGGTTTGCACCTCGGCCTCGTAGGCGCCGCGCAGGCTCTTGTTGGCGATGTTGCTCAGCAGCAGCGGGAAGTCGCTGGTGCTGTGCATCGCACGGCCGGCGATCTCCGACTTGCTCATGCCCACCAGGGACACGCCGGAACGCGCCAGGGCGTCCTTGGCCATGTCCATCAGGGAGCTGTGACCGTAGGCGCGGGCCTGGTCGTCCCACTCGCGCAGGCCGCAGCGGGCCTCCAGAGTGGCGCTCATGCAAGCGCTGCGCTTTTCGCCTTCGTCGGCCATCACCTGCACATGAGTGCGGGTGGGAGCGGCGGCTTCGCGCTCTGCCATCTTGTCGATGATCAGCGCGCGGGCGGCATCCACTCCGGTGCCGTCTTGCTCAAGTTGATCTGCCAGGGCCATGTCCAACCCAGCGGCGCGAACGGAGCGGCGGATCTCCGCCACCCGACGACGCTCAGCGGCGATGGCAGCCTGGATGTCCTCGGGGGAAGCGGCACGCACCTGGGGCTCGATGGCCTCAGGAGTGGTGACGCCCTCCAGTTCGCGGATTTCGTCCATTGGGCTGTCCTTTTCAGGCTCGGTGTTAAGTGTAGGCGTCTCTTCCGAGCGCACCTTCGCCCCGGCGTCGGCCGGGATTGGGACCAGGGAGAGTTCATGGGGCTCCCAGTCCACCGCTCGCATCACCGTGGTGTCACCCTCGGTGCTGCGCTCGTATTTCCAGACGCGGTAGCCGACCGAGATCGACCGGATGATGCCGTCGCGCACGTCCCGAAAGATGGGCTCGACGTCATCGCGGCTGGAGAAGCGCACTACGGCGCGACCTTCGTTGCCGTCGAGCCACGCACGCTCGACCACGCCGACAATGTCGGAGAGCTCGTAAGCGCTGTGACTGTTCAGCAGCGGGGCTCCGGAGTTGAGGCGGTCCATGCGGATCGCCTTCTTGTCCATCGACAGCTCCTCCATGAAGGAGCCGTCCATGCCGTAGCGTTGAACCCTGGCGCCAGTGGTCCACACCACTTCGACCGTGCGCGCTTCCGCGTTCACGGTTTCGGGTGCGAACATCGCCCGGGTTTGCAGTAGCTGGTCGCTCATGGCGATAGCACCGGCGTCTCGATTCTACTCAGGTTAGACCTTGCCAATTCAGTAGCCGTCGACCGTCAGGTAGACGCGGGCGTTGGCGCCCACGAGCACGAGCGGATCCTGCCCCGTCCACGGCTGCTCGCTTGCCGTCTTCAGCACCTTGCCGCTGACGGCGCTCGTCGAGACGCTGCCGATCGTCGCCACGAGCTCGTCGGGCGTCGCCTGGGCATCGGGCACAGCGCTGGCCGACACCGACAGCACCGTGCCGAAACCAGCCGAGCTGATGTCGAAGCTCCAGGAGCCGGTCGTCACCACTGAGCCGACCCAGCGCTTGAGCATCTGGCCGGTGATGAGCCCAGCCGCCGTGTAGTAGGGCACCATCCCAGGCGCACCCTGGGCGCCCTGGATGCCCTGCGGACCCTGTGGGCCTGTGGCCCCTGCTGGGCCTTGAACGCCCTGATCGCCTTGCGGACCAGCAGGGCCTGTTGGCCCTTGTGGACCTGTGGCTCCTGCAGGGCCGGCCGGGCCTGCGGGGCCTGTTGGGCCTGCGGGGCCTTGGGGGCCTGCCGGACCGGTGTCGCCCTGGGGCCCTTGCGGACCCATCGGGCCCATCGCTCCTTGCGGGCCGGCGGGGCCGGCGGGGCCCTGGTCACCCTGCGGGCCAGCGGGGCCAAGCTCGCCCTGGATGCCCTGGGGTCCGGCAGGGCCTGTCTCGCCTTGCGGACCTGGCGGGCCCTCCGGGCCAACATTGCCCTCGCCGGTGCCGCCATCCCAGGCGATCGTGCCGGCCATGATCTCCCAGGCCGTCGAGCTGCCAGGCTCGACGTTGCGGCTGCCTTCCACCGCCACCCAGCAGGCGCCGAGGTGCGTCACCACATCGCCGACGCCATAGCGCACCGTCGGCTCCCAAGCGCCGCGCCATTCCAGCGCGCGGCGGCCCTGCGCTAAGGCCGCCAGCGCGATCGCGTTAGCGGCGCTGGAGGTCATCGGTCAGCGCACGCAGCGCAGCCTCTGTCGCTTGATCTGCGCCCTGCTGCTGCGCGTTGCCGGCGCCGCTCATCTTCCGCGGGTCGCTGTCGAGCACCAGGCCCAGGGCGTCGAGGCGCTCGTTGTCCTGCTGCATCTCCAGCATCACCTCCTCTGGGTCGTAGCCGTACTCACGGATCGCCTCGCTCAGCGTGATCAGACCGCCGCGGACCGCCTTGATGGTCGCGGCGATCTCCTTGCTCGGGTCGATCAGCTCACGACGCGGCGGCGTCCACTGCGCCGTGATGCCTTCCATCCGCGCGCCGTTCACCGTCGCGGCGTTGCTGAACCACTGCCACACAGGGTTCAGCATCTGCGGCACCAGCATCTGCCACCGCCAGGACTCGATGTTGCGCTGGAACTCCAGCCAGCCCATGCGGCCGCTGCTGAAGTTGGTGTTGTTGAGGTCGCCCGTCAGCGCTTCGTAGGTGACGCCAAAGCCGGCGGCGATCTGGAGGAGGTACTGGCGGCTGATCTTGTCGAACTCGCCGACGGTCGGAGGGTTGGCGAAGCGGATGTCCTTGCCGGGCGGCAGGATCTCGACGGCGCCGGGTTCGAGCTTGTCGAACGGCATGTCGGCGCCGCCTTCCGGCGCTTCAGTATCCACAGCAAAAGCCGTGAAGCAAGCGCTGATCTTCTGTTTCAGCAGCTGCGCGTCGTTGTAATCGTCGAAGTCGCGCAGCCGAATGATGATCGGTGACGCCCAGGGAACTCCGCGCGTCTGATGCGGGCGATCCTGCCGGTAGACATGGATGATCTCCTCGGCCGACACGCGGCTGCTGACGAAGTCGCTCATCCGCAAATGCTGCTCGCCTGGGTGCTCCGCATAGAGCCAGTAGGCGACGCGGCGGCCGGTCGAGTCGTACTCGATGCCCTGCTTGATTAGCCCGCCATCGGCCAGCGCCACGTCCTTCGTGGTGTCGATGTAGTCGGGCTCCATGATCTGCAGTTGCAGCGGCACCCGCTGGCCCGATGCCGTCCGGCGCCGGATCAGCACCTCGCCGCTCTCGACGATGCAGCGCATCGCCAGGGCCTGCAGGCCGTAGAAGTCGAGCCGGCCGTCGTAGTCGCACTGTCGCGGGTCGAGCGCCCAGTTCAGCCACAAGTCGGTGAACTGCTGGCTGCGGCGGCGGCTCCTCTGCGCGCGCGCCTGGGCGACGATGCCAGTGCCGATGACGTTGCTGACGATCACCTGCACCGCCTTCGCGGCGTAGGGGTTGTTGCGCACCAGGT